AATCTATAAGACTTATCCACAGCCTACCAATGAGCCTCGCCTACCACTGTTGTTTATACCCTAATTGCATAGATGATATAATAAGAACATAATGGCAACACCAACCTCCAAAGTAAGATATAACATCGATAAACTCAGAATAATAATAAAAAGTATTGAAACACAAGTAACGGAAGATGATAGCTTATATTTCCTAGCACAACCCTTAGGGCAGAGAGGTATACCCTCTAGCCAATGGTTCAAGTTCAAGGCTGTTGCAAAAGATGACAGAGAGGTTATAGACGCTATGATTAGAATAGAGAGCATGCTGGAAAACAGGCTTGTAACAGGGGCGCTACAGAACAAGGTTAATACCACTATGGCTATCTTCCTACTTAAGAACAAATACCAATACTCAGACCACAAGACCCTCGACACCAATATAACCATCACACCTATTTTGGGGGGCGCTAGCAACGCCATAGAACCTAGAACGGTTATAGACATAGATGATTGAATAGCACCCATTGTAGGCGCTTAGAATAGCCCATAGCATAGCCCACCCCTGATAGACGTATATTATAACATAATTTATAGCAGTGATACCCTACCCCTGTTGTAGTGCCGGAAAATGCGGGCTAGTACACGACCTATATAGCACCCCTTGCCAGCTTGTCAAGTATATGGCATAGCTCCCCTGTTACCCCTGTTGGACGGGAAATTGAGAGCCCCGCCGAGTTTGTAAATATATTTATATGTCACCCCCCACATTTTTTCACAGTATAATACTTATGCTTAGGCTTATGATATAATCGTTATAATGAACAAAAGTAATTTTGTGATAATGAGCAAAGGTTTTGCGATATGCAATATATAGCTACTACAGCAACTAAGAAACTGCTAAAGCTAGATAAGAGAATTAGAGGCGTAGCTGGAGGAACCTCAGCTGGGAAGACTATTTCTATTCTTCAAATCCTAATAGACCAGGCTCAGACTAATCCCGGCATTTTAATCTCTATTGTGTCGGAATCTTACCCTCACCTTAAAAGAGGTGCCATGAGAGACTTCCTAGCTATTATGGAAGCAACTGGATACTACCGAGACGATGAATGGAATAAGACAGAATCTACATATTCTTTTTCAAACCGCTCACGCATAGAATTTTTTAGTGCAGACCAACCAGGTAAAGTTCGAGGACCGAGACGTGACGTTCTGTTTATGAACGAAGCTAACAACATAGACTACGAAAGCTTTGACCAACTTAGAATTCGAACCAAAAAAACAATTTGGCTAGACTGGAACCCGACTAACGAGTTCTGGTGGTACACCGATATCATGCCGCACTACAAGGTAGACTTCCTTACTCTTACTTACTTAGACAACGAAGGACTAGATGATTCAATCGTACAAGATATTGAGAGTCACAAACACAACAAGAACTGGTGGCAGGTCTACGGACTAGGACAGCTGGGTGAAGTCGAAAGTAGGATTTATAAGGACTGGGTGATAATTGACCACATCCCTCACGAAGCCAAGCTTGAACGCAGAGGACTGGACTTTGGGTACTCAAACGACCCCACAGCTCTCATAGACATTTACCGTTACAATGGTGGACTTATTTTGGACGAACGACTGTATCGGAAAGGACTCTCCAACAAAGACATCGCAGACTTCCTTAACTCGACTACCGACCCTGAAACGTTAGTTTTTGCGGATTCGGCAGAGCCGAAATCTATTGATGAGATTGGTTCTTATGGAGTTCCTATTTTAGCTGCACAGAAAGGACGTGGGTCTATCTCACAAGGTATATCGTACATTCAGGACCAACGTATCTCGATTACTAAAAAGAGCGTAAATTTAATTAAAGAATATCGAAACTACTTATGGCAAACTGACAAAGACGGCAAACAAACGCAAAAACCTGAAGGCGGTAACGACCACTTGCTAGACGCTCTTAGGTACGCGCTGGAAACTTTCACATATGCAAACAATCGTGGAGCTGGTATAGTTACTATGAAGAAGCCAGAAGACCAAGGAAAAAAGTCGTTCATGGTAAATGCGGATGGTACGGCAGATGCTTATCACATTAACTTAGAGGAAATTGTGAAACGAGTAAATCGCGAACAAACACAGTTAGGAGATTGGTAATGAATTTCATGATGATTTTTCATGCTAAGCTTTATAATCCAAAGCATGCTCGTCCTCAATATTTTCGTTGCGGATGCGGAAGAATCCTTTTTAAAGCAAACAACGAATCTATCACAGTTTCTAACGATATAGGAATGGGTTGGGAAACACACAATCCCTCTCAACATTGGCTTGAACTCAAATGTCACTCTTGTAAAAACAATTTCAAAATACTTTTTCAATGATGTATAATGATAACAGGCAAACTAATTAAGCCCACAAGGTTGGGCTATTTTTATTTAAATTATGACTACCGTTAAAGAACTACTATTAAGAAAACCTCGAAGTGACCGCGGCTTAACGCACAAGAAGCGTAAGGTTCAATTTGTTGACAACAATGCTTTACCAGAGCAATATAAAGAGAACCCGCAAAAGGACTTAGCTAAGGAACTTGCAAAGAAGGTAAAACGTGGCAAATAATTGGGATTATGAGCAAACCTCTGCTCCGCTTAATGATACAAAAGTTGACCGTTTAGCAGACCAACCAACTGGACAAATTGACCAACTTCCACCGCTTTCTATTGATATTCCTGATGCGCAAATTATTAAGAACTTAGACAACCGTATTGAAGATTCTATAGGTTACTGGGACGCTCCAGACGGTTACAATTTACGCAACTCTCGTAATGAGATGCAGCGCTTTTACTTAGGTAAACAAAATGATGTTCGTTCTTTATATCGATTTCAAACTCCTTACGTAGAGAATCAAATCTATATTGCAGAGCAGTCTATCCTTGCTTACTTAACTAACAACACTCCACAGCCAGAAGTATCTCCTGCACAAGACTCACCACATTCTAAACAATTTGCTAAAGACCTAGAACGAGTTACTCAATCTCACTCACACAAAATACAACTACAGCAATTGTTAGAAACAGCAGTTAAAAACGCTCTCAACAAACGACTTGGACTTATTTACTTTCAGTTTGACCCAAACATGGGAAAGAACGGTGAAATCATTCCAGTAGCTCTTAATCCAGAAGAAGTTGTAATTGACAAAAACGCTAAGTTAGGCGAAGACCCAGACTTTATTTGTCGTATGGTTAAAATGTCAGTTAATGAAATGTGTAATCGATGGCCAGAAAAGAAAGAAGCTATTTACGCAGAAGCTGGCATTGTTCGTGGCACTCCTAAACAACTAGACCAAATTATGTTGATTCGCGAAGTATGGTTAACTTACTACGACAAAAACTACGACCCACACCAAGCACTTGTGTACTACTTCCAAAACCTAGTACTCGAAAAATCACGTAACCCACACTACATTTACTCACGTACTGAGAAAAACTTCCTTGATGTTCCTACTAAACCATTTATACCACTTAACTTTGACAATGATGGCTCTCACTGGATAGATAACACGTCAGCTATTGAACAAGCGTCTAAGGTACAAGTTATCTTAAACAAACGTGGCCGACAGCTTATGGAAGTTGCAGACAAGGCAAACGGAATTTTAGTAATTGACACTAAGAGCGGTATGAGCAAAGACGATGTTCAAGACCTTACTGATGACCCAAACCAACGAATTGTAATTTCTCCTCCACCCGGCACACGTGCACAAGATGTTATCTTTCGACTACCTCCTCCTGAAATTCCACAGTACTTATTCCAAGACAAGATGGACCTTCGTACTACAGTACACGCTATTATGGGAACACCTTCTGAATTTACAGGTTCTAATGATGGTGGCGGTGATGCAGAAACATTAGGTCAAGCTATGATGAAGAAAAATCAAGCTGCAGGACGGCAAGACTTATATGTACGTTGTATTGACCGATTTATGGACCGTTATTTTAAGTACTTAGTACAGATGATGTGTGTCTGGTATACAGAACGGCATTTCTTTGTTTATAACGGTGGAGATGGTGAATTTGATTACATTATTATGCACCGTGACCTTATTGAAGATGGTATGGCTATCAATGTTAAGGGTGGTTCATCACTTCCATTTGACAGACACCGACAAGAAGCTGTTGTACTTCAATTACTTAAAATGGGCGCTTCTATTTCATTACTTGACGCTTACAAACTACTCCATATGGATAATCCACAAAAACTTTACGATAACTGGGCTAAACAACGTACTGACCCAATGTCGCTTGCACGTGATAGTATGGATGAAGTTAGCGAAGCAAAAGCGTTTGTTGCCTTTGTTGAAATACTTAACAACAAAACTCCTAAAGACCCAGAGAACGTTACTAAAGAATTTGTACTTTCATTACGCAAGCTTATGCTACGCGATGAGTTCCTTAAAGCTCCTTCTAGCAAACAACGTAGATTCCTTAACTACGTTGAAAAAGCTCTTACACGATTAGAAGCTATTACGAGCTTAGACCAGATGAGTGAACAAGGACTGCAGAATTTAGACCCTAATGTTCCCATTCAACCACCACAGCCACCTATGCCACCACAGATGCCTCAACAACCAGGTATGATGCCTCCGGGTATGATGCCTTCTGGCATGCCACCATCAGGAATACCACAACCAATGCCAGGTCAACCATCAGCCATTCCAGCAGGACCTGGTCCCTCACAAAGTATGATAGGTGGTTCAATATTTAGTGGAACTAACTTACCTAACCCTGGTAATCCTCAACTTCCAAACGGTGGAAATCCTAGCACTATACCTGTAGTTTAATGTGATACAATACTTCTATAAGGAGGTAGCATGGCTAACGAAGATGCAAATGTGCCTGGTTTCACCGCGAACCCAGACTTACAAGCTAAATTAGATTCATTAGATGATAATTTAGTGCCATTAAACGAGGAAAAAAAGGATGATAAAGCAGAGCTTGAGGCTGAAGAGGTTACAGACGAAGAGGATGAAGCAGTTGAGGAAACAGAAAATTCAGAAGAAGAAGCAGAATCTGCTGATAGCGAGTCTTCAGAGGGCAAAGAAGACGAAACAAGCGCAGATGACGAAGAAGATGGTTACACTATAGACGAAGGTGATGAAGATGAGGAAGCTCCTACTACATCTACACAAGAAAGTGCCGCAAATGGTGAATATACCGCTGAACAACAGTATATTTTAAACAATATTTCTACTTTTAAAGTGCAAGGATACGCTCCTGGCAGTGAAAAACTGGAATCATTTGATGTTTTGACTATAGAACAACTACCTCCAGGGTTCAGATACGGTTCTGAAAACGAATTAGCGCTTGCGATGAAAAAAGATAACTTTAATGAACAAAAAGCTATTCAATTACAGAATGATTTTCGTTCACAGCAGGGACAAAAAGCAGCATCAGAGTTTAAAAAACGTGAAGATGATGCTGACAGACAAGATATTGGCAACTTACAACGTCAAGGTGACCTTCCACGGTTTAAAAAAGACCCAAGTGCCAAAGATTTTGATTCTGACCCGGGTGTAGCGCTTGTAAATGATATACTTGCCTTTAAAGAAGAACAAAACAAAAAGTTTTTAGACGAATATAACTCTGGAAGACCTTACAAACACATAGGTTTTGAAGAAGCATATCGTATGTTTAAGTATCAAAACCCTGATAAAGTAGATACAGAGCTGCAGGCTGAAGATACCGCTCGCAAAAACCTTGCCAAGCGTACAACTAAAGCTAAAGGTAGCCCAACACAGCCCGCAAACACACGTCCACGTACTCGTGGGGGTATGACAAGTAGAGATTTAGATAGTTTAATAGAAAACCTTGATTGGTAAAGGAGTTTATATGCACAATTGGTGGATAGCAGCACTAGAAGAGTTTGGATTAATAACAAGAGAAGAAGCAGAGCACATTTCTGAGCAAATTCGTTTGTCTATACACAAAGATGTTTATCGACAAGCTTATGAAGAGCTTCATTCTATTTTAGAACGTAAGGATTTGCACAATAATCACGTGTTTGAAGAACTGCAAAATGACTTACTAACATTAAAAAATGACGTTGCAGAATTAAAAGCTGCAGCATCTAAAAAAGTAGTTGCAAGTAAAAAGTAAATATACTATACTAGCTTTACAGGCAAATACACGCAGCCCAAACTCTGGGCTGTTTTTTATTTGTTAAATAAGTAAATAAAAGGAGCTAACATGGCAGGAATGGTATTTACAGATAGGGTTGCAGACATCACCTATCAAGACATACTTCCAAGTATTGTTGACCAAATCAACAACTCGAATGTATTCCTCGCACGCGTTCTATCCAAGCCTGGTTCTTGGAAGGGTGTGTACGAAGCACAGCCAATTGAAATAGCCAACAGTACAACTGGTGGTTCATTCAGCGGCATGGATACGTTCCCAACAGCAGCAACTAACAATACACGTCT